GATCCGCGAATATTTAGAAAAGCGCGGCATAAATGTAGAAAAACCAAAGGCTGACTGATGGTAAATTCTCGCAATAAAGGTGCAAGTTTCGAGAGAACTATTGCCAACATGTTGCATGATGACCTTGGCTTAAAGGCAAAGCGGGACATAGAACAGTATCGCGCAGCAGACCATGGTGACATAATAACCGACAACGAAAGTTGGCCGTATGTAATTGAATGCAAACGTTACGGCGGTAAGCATTTCACCTTTCAAATGGATTGGTGGCGGCAAGTTGAAAAGGCAGCTAATGCCGCAGGAAAAGAACCCGTGCTTATCTATAAGTACGACAGACAGCCTATCACAGTCGTGATGCGCCTCGCACACATCATGGGTGATGGCGCAGAGCATGGCGAACTTGTCCGCATGGATTGGGAAGCCTTCACATACATCGCAAGGGAGAATTGGGATGATACGACTAACGCATGAAGATGTGCAACATAGGCTGAATGAAATCAGCGCTCAAATCCAATCGCTGTACGATGAGCAAGAATACCTGATCGGCATTCAAGACGCATTTAAGAAGGTGAAAGAGGAGTGCATAAAGTACGAAAAGCACTTGGATAAAAACAGGGAAACTCACAAAACAGAAGTTGACCACATTAGCGCTTTTACCGATCAAAACAGCATCATTGAATACTTAAACATACGAAATTGTCTGAAAGACATAATATTTAAGATGTCGCCGTTTAGAACAATGAACGATCTGATTAGTGCATCTGATGATGAGATTTTGAGCGTTCACGGGATTGGCCAGAAAGCGCTTAGCGAGATTAGACATGCGCAAGAGGAGTTGCGGGAAAAAATCATCAATGGCTGGACTGGCAACGGCTCTTGGGGGCCAGAACAAGAGTTTCTGTATAGGAAGAAAATAAATGAATGAGGTAAGATCAAAAATCACACATAAAGACGTTCTAGCAAAAATGTCTGCATTATCTGGAGAATACAAAGATGCACAAGAGGCATTGCAAAAAGTCCAAGAAATGCTTGCCCCTCTAGTTGAAATTGACAAGCAAGAGGCAAAACTTGCACAGATGTACCAGAAATTAGAGGAGAATTGGGATGAAAAATAAAGACCCAGAAAATAAAACTTACCTTTGGTCACTGCAATGTGTGGCTTCAACAAACATAGGGACATGGACCGCAAGTGAGGAGCCTTATCTTTTTTTTCACATGAACAATATTGAAAGCGCGGGATCGACAAATACTACATACGGGCAAAATGAGGTGTTTGAAATAAACTTTAAAAGCGGCAAAACTATACATGTAGAGGTGCCAGAAAATGTGCGCGTTAAGTTTATCGAGGAAGCTATTAGGTGTATTGGAAGAACAAAATGACACACATTGACTACGAAATGTCCAATGAGGAATATCACGACAAGAAGCTGCATCCGCACATTAGCTCAAGCGACGTGAAGGAAGTGGCCAAGACAAGCACCCTACATTGGGCATTGAAGCAAGCAAGGCCACGCAAAGAAACTCCTGCAATGCTAAAAGGCACATGTATTCATGCGCTGATCTTAGAGCCTGAGAAAGACCTAATCGCAACGTATGATGGCATTCGTCGCGGTAAGGATTGGGATAAAGCTAAGGCTGCAGCGGATAAGGCGGGGAAGATCATCGTCAAACCTGATGAATTAGAAGAATACCAATCCATCGCCAGTGCCGCATTTGAGACATGCCCAGATTTACTTAAATTTGTGCAGCAACCAAACTTTGTGGCAGAGGCAAGCATATTCACAGAATGCGACGTGACGGGCTTGCCGATCAAGGTAAGGCCAGACGGGTTGCTGATGCCAAGAAGGAAGGGCGGCAAAGCAATCGTGCTTGACGTAAAGACAACTGTTGACGCAAGCCCAGAGGGGTTTCCGCGACAGATCAACAAATACTTGTACAGCGTACAGGCGGCATTTTACATGAACGCCTTACGCTGTGCCAAAATCCCCTGCGAAAGATTTATATTCGCGGCGGTTGACAGTGACACAGGCATCACGGTGCTACACGAATTATCTGAATTGTACCTCAAATATTCTGAAAACAAGATGTATGAGGCAATGCATAAACTTGCGGAAGCTAGAGAAAGCGGCAAGTTTGACACGGGTTGGACGGGCGTTAATACTGTTCACCTACCATCTTGGCTGTCAAGCGACGACAGCCACCCATTCTAAGAAAGGCAAAACCTATGAAAATCACAGATCAAGGCGAAATCTTTAACGACGTAACTGTTCGCTATCCGCGTATCAATAGAACATACCGTTTCGACAGCGTTGAAAATAAAACCGTACCTTGCCAACCAACCGACGATGGCGCGGCATATGAATTAAGCTTTGAATTAGACAAGGCGGGTGCGATTGAATTGCACAAGCGTTGCATGGAAGTCTATAAAGCTGCGGCTGAAAAGGACACAAAACGCAAATGGAAAGAGAAACCGCAATACCTGCCATACCGAGAGCCAGGCGAGGAAGGACAGCCTTTCATAGTAAAGGCAAAGCTCAAAGGTGCTTATGGCGAGGAAAAAACACGGCCACCCATGCAAAAAGATGCGCAGCGTAAAGACTTGCCGACAGACTTTATGCTAACATCTGGCAGCAAGTGCAATGTGTGGGGTGTTCTGTTCGCATACAACACAGGCGCAGTCAGTGGCGTATCGTTCAGACTAAAGGGGGTTCAGGTGCTAGAATTAGCAGAAATGCAGGGTGGCTCAAACGATCCATTCAGCGAAACATCTGGCTTTACAGGTGAAACACGGTCAGCAGAAAGCGATCCATTCGGTCTACCATCTGCTACGCCAAAGCCTGCCCCTGCTATGGCTTTCGACGATGAAATACCATTCTGATATCAGATAAAAAATGCCCCGCATGATAAGTGCGGGGCAGTATGCTTACATGGGGAGCAGTAAGCTTATGAGGCAAAAATGAGACAAACCAATGACGGAAGGCTCGAATAAATGGTACAACATAATGTGTTCGATGGCAATAGTGGCACAGCATCTTGGGAAACATACGCGCACCAAATCATTGCGCAGTACAATCTAAAAAAAATTAGCAATGAATATCACGGGGCTTGTCCGAATTGCGGCGGCAAAGATCGGTTCTGGATTAGCAATTTTCAAGGTGACGTAAAGGTAAACTGTCGGCAATGCTCGGACTGGAAAAGGATAATTGACATAATGCGTAGCGACGGGGTTTATCCAGAATTTAATCCGCCTAAAAATCAAACTGAACCCAAGGTTTACGATTTCCCAGAGGTGACGCAGGAAAATGATTATCTCGCCAGAAAGCGAATCAAACAACACAGCGCGATTATAGATGGCCCTGACCTGCAAATCCCAATCATCAACAACAAAGGCAAGCGCGTTGGCACACAATTCATCGAACCTGATGGAAAGAAAAAATTCAACTATGGCCTAGAATACAAGGGATGCTTTCACGTTATCGGTGGCCCAATCAAGGATTTTGCCTATCTCTGCGAAGGTTTTGCTACCGCCGCAAGCGTCCATGAGGCCACGGGCAAACCCGCAGTGCATTGTCTAAACGCAAGCAATATAACAGACGTTATAACGTCACTACGCGAAGCTAAACCAGAGGCGCAATTCCTGATCGCAGGGGATAACGACCCTGCAGGAATAAAGGCCGCAGAACGTGCATTCGCAGAGCATGGCGTGGAAAGCATATTCCCCAAATCCGAGGGCTTAGACTGGAACGACGTATGGATTGCGAGAGGCCCAGAACACGTCAAAAAGGAATTGCAGCCGCAATCTATCCTAGATCAAGTATCATTCCCCGATGACGTAATCGTCTCAACGGCGGCAAATTATATCGTTAAAAACTGGTTGAGCGAAGACAGTATGTCAATCATTTACGGCGCGTCAAACGTGGGTAAGACGTTTTTCGTGCAAGATTTATGCTATCACATCGCCGCAAATAAACCTTGGAATGGAAACAAAGTGCGCGGTGGCTCTGTCTTATATCTGCAAACCGAAGGCGGTCTATCATGGCAAGCGCGGATCGCGGCATTGAAGCAAAAATATCCAGATTACAAAGACGTTAAATTCGCAATCAGGGCCGCGCCCATCAACATGTTTAATTCAGAAGAAGACATGAACACAATTCGAGCATTAATCGCGGAAATATCCAAGAAACACGGAAAGGTCAGGGTGTTGGTGGTGGACACAATTAGCAGAGCAACGCAAGGTCAACTTAACGAATCGGACAACAGCGAAATGGCGCAATTCGTGGCTAATATCGATAAATTGCGGCAAGAGACAGGTGTGCATGTGATCATGGTTGCGCATAGCGGCAAAGACCAATCTCGCGGGGTGCGTGGCGCGTCAAGCTTAAAGGCGGCGGCAGATACAGAAATCGAATTGACGCATGACCAAGATAACGGCGTTCGCACGGCGTTGACAACAAAGCAGCGTGACATGGAAACTGGGCGCACGTTTAACTTTATCCTAGAAGCGCAGAACATGGGCGAAGATGAAGACGGTGACCCAATCACGACATGTACTGTCCGCGCGGCAACTGATGATGAAATGCATGAGGCGAAAAAGGCGCAAGTCAAGAGCGGCAATCAAACGACGTTCAAGGAAGTGTTTTACCAATTGCGCGGCGAAGGCGTAGGTGGGCCAAACCCTGCAGGGGCAGGATGGCCTGAGCCAAGAAAATTCTGGTGCATTGATGAGGAAGCTATAAAAGATCACTTTAAGGGTCGGCTTGTGGGCGCGACTAATCCAACGCAGACTTACAAACAGACTGCGAATGCATTGCTTAAAAATGGGATAATAGCTATTAATGAGGGCAAAATATGGTTCACCGATAAGAATGGGCGCGTGTCTGATCTGTTTGACTAGGGCTAATATGGAAAATATAATGAAATCAATACGCTGTGAAAAAAATATTAGTAAATATTAGTGTAATATTAGTTCACAGCTATAAACTAATAATATTAATATTTCCCTATAGGGAATATTAATTATTAGCTGAGGAATATTAGTCGGGATATGATTGAGGTTTTAACATCTGCTGAGCAAAGGTTTGCCGCCAAGGAACAAGCCGCGCAAATGAATTATGCGGGGTCTATGATGCGCGGGGAAAGAGATGCGCATGCGTCACTTGCTGAGATTGTCACCTGCGAATATGTGCGCGGCGAAATGGTGCGTGACTATGATCACGATTTTAAAGCGTGGTGGGGTCTAAAGGTGGACGTGAAAAATAAAGTTTTATCATATCCACCAAAAGACCATTACGACGTTTCGATTTTTGCGTACACCGAAAAGCAAGCGTGTGATTTTCTGCTGTTTACTGGCACGCCAAAAGATGGTTCACGGGTTTGGATTTGCGGCGGATATGGGAAGGCCGCATTCTTGCGTGACGCTGAATTGAAAAAGGCAGGTGATGTAGTCGGGACGAATAACTTGACCTATAAGCGTGATAATTACGTCATGCAGATCAAGGATATTATGCAAGCCGATATTGTGGTCAAAATGTTGCGCGGTGAATTGCAAAGCACAACGCCAAAAACGATAGAGCAAAAACTTGCCGAAATAAATTCATTGGACGAATTGAACGGATTTGCAAATAGGTCGCGGGTGTTGGGCGTGAAAATGCCGAAATGGTCACAGAGCGAACGAGAGGCCATTCTAAGGCGCAAATTTGAATTAGAGCATGGTGTAACGCGGAAATAAGCTTCCGCGTCTCTGTGGGGGCTTAGAATGGCTCTAATGCATCGTTTCAAATGGGGATTGATCGATCATGTCGGAAAGCGCGTCGGCGGTCATTTCAAGCAATTCAATGCCGCTGTCATCTGTAATGTTATAAGCATCGAGAATAAGCAAAAACATGGCGGCAATGTCGGCGAAAGATGCATCACGGGGAATTGCGTTAGCAAATTTTTCTTGCTGCTCGCGGGTGACGTAGGAAAGTTTTACATCGTCTGACATGTGGATCACCTTTCTTTGCGTCTGTAAAAATATAATCGCGCCGAAAGCCAAAGAGGTCAAGCTTTCGGCGCGATGTTAGCAAGGGTTTATTCGGGATTGTAAAACCATGCTTTGGGGTTTTCGGGCAATACTAGGTCTGCCCAATACATTGTACCGCCATTTTGTTCGTCTTTTTGTGGGCGAAAATTCATTGAATCTTGAACGCGATGCATTGCTTTATCTAATTCGGCCAAGGTGCTAGTCTGTACTGACCACCCGTCGGACATTTCGCTCAACATGTCGCGCGTTGAATTGACTAGGGATAGGATTTTCCGCAGATCATCTTGCGTCAACTTGGTTTTATTCTTGCGGTCGCTTTGTTTTACTTTTGTCATTGGTTTAGCCTTTCTATTAGATTTTTGGTTTGGGTAGTTCATAAACGGCTCTATGCAATGCGCATTGTGCGTCTATGATTGCATCGAATAGGGCAGAATTACCTTGAGAATTGTTAGCTAATCGCATTAGCATCTTATCAATCTCAATCATTTTTTCCTTGGTTTGGTCTTCGGTCATGGTCATTGGTTTTGCCTTTCTTTATTTTGCTGTGAGTTGTTCGATGTATAAAGCTGCCTTAACTACGTCATAGGCGGTTTGATGCATGCCCATGTCATGCAGATCATGGGCAAGCGTTTGGCGTAGGTATCGCGCATGCTCAATTG